CCTCTGGCGGCTGCACCAGATGATAGGGCTCGCCTGGCGTGCCGTGGGTGAAGAGCACGCTGCCCCGCCGCAAGTCCATGGGCAGGCGGAGGTCAGCGCGGCGCATTTGCTCCGCTGTCCAGCGCATGAGCCGCCAGTTGTAGCCGTCGAATTCCGCATCAGCCGGGCGGAGAAGGCGCTCCTCGTGATTGCCCAGCAGCATGGTTGCACCCAGGGAGACCAGCCGGTCATGCACGGCGCGGCTCTGGGGGCCGAAGTTGACGTGATCGCCCAGGGAGATGATATCCGTGCACCTTTGCGCAGTTGGATGCGCCAAAACAGCCTCCAGCGCGGGGAGGTTGCCGTGGATGTCGGCGAGGACGAGGGTGGGCATGGCGGTCACTTCCTTTGGTGGATTGCTTCTATTATAGCATGGCTGCGGGCGTTGTGCAATGACGCAAAAAAAGCCCTCCCGGTGAAGGGAGGGCGGGGCGATCAGTAATTCATCGCCCTGTCGGAATCCGCCGCACCGTCGGTGGTGGGATCGATCACCACGCCCAGGGCGGTCAGCAGGGTCAGGATGGTCTGGAACAGGCTCAGCAGCCAGTCCTCGCTCAGGGGCGGGACGAATTCCACCATCGCCAGCAGGTCATAGGCGAAGCTCACCACCAGCGCGATCACCGAGGCCAGCCAGGTTTTGTTGCGAAGGCGGACTTTCCAGTTAATTTTCATGAGCATTTACCTCCTGTTTTTCAGATCACGGATGTCGTGTTCGGCCTCGTCCATCCGGCCCTCCAGGCGGAAGGTACGCTCGATCACCTGATTGTGGCGGTTCACCTGCTTTTCCAGGGCGGCGAGGCGGTACTGGGTCAGCCGGGAGGAGGCGATCACGCCGCCGCAGCTGCCCAGGAGCGTACACACGCCGGAAATGACTGCCACCAGGACGGCATCACTCATCGGGATTCACCTCCGTGCAGACCTTCTGCAGCTTCCCCCAGGTCAGCGGGCCGACGATGCCGTCCCGCGCCAGGCCGTGGGTCGCCTGGAAGGACTTGACGCACTCCAGCGTGATGCGCCCGAAGATGCCGTCGATCTCCAGGTCATACCCGATGGAGCGCAGCGCCCGCTGGAGGGCTTTCACGTCCTCGTCGCGGTCGCCCCGGCGGAGCAGGCTGTCCACGGGCAGCTCGGCAGCGGCAGGCTTTTCGGATTCGCTGGCGGCAGCGGACATCTCTGCTGCGGCGAGGACGCCCCAGTACTTCCACTTGCTGAGCTTGCTGTCCGCCTTGACCTTCATGCCCTCGGTGGAGGCATGCACGATGCGCAGGGGCTTGACGCTGGTCACCAGGCCGATGTGGCAGAAATCGCCCTCGTCGTCGCTGAATTTGGCGGGCGTTTCCGGCTTCCACTTGAACACCGCCATGCCCGGCTGCAGATCGGCGACGGAATCAATGCGGCCCTTCTCTGCCAGATGCTTGCGCCAGATGGTGTTGCTCCCGTGGTAAATGCGCTGCCCCTGGAGCCGGTAGGCGCGCACGAACATCCCCGAGCAGTCGATGCCCCGCGCATCGTTGGAGCCGGGGGTGGCATAGGGCCAGCCGATGCAGTCCTCAAAGTCTGCGATCAGCTTGTCGATATCAATCATGGGTTTTCTCCTTTATGTGGTGGTTTTCTCGATGACGGTCATCGTGATGGTGGAGTTCACGCCGCAGCTGTCGGAGGCGTTTGCGCCGTAGGGGAGGAAGGAAACCCAATGCTCGCCCCGGGCGATCTGCCCCAGATCGTCGCGCTTGAGGTAGGGCATGGCGGAGAAGGAGCCGCCCTTCCACACCTCGTCCTCCGGGGGAAGGGAGTCCACCCGCACGTCGCGGATGCTCGCCCCACTGTCCGCCTTGAAGCTGATGCGCACGTCCAGCACGGAGGCCCAATCCTCGATGGTGAAGTAGTGCACCACCGGCGAATTGAAGGAGCCATGGGCGCGGTTGCTGACCTCGATCTCGGTGACGGTGCCGCCCAGGAGCTTCCCGGCGGTGACCTGGCGAACAAGCTCGTCGATTTCCTCCACCTCGTTGCGGCTGGAGAGACGGTTGGTCAGCGTCAGCTCCACCTGGCCGGGCGCGCCGTAGACGTCCTCCTTGTCGATGGCGACGATGCGCTGGTGCAGCGTCTGCCCGAAATCCGGCAGGGCCAGGCGGCAGATGCGGCCCAGGCGGAAGGCGTCGATGTCCTCGCCGGTGGCCAGGGACAGATCCACCGCACTGACGGTGAGGGTCGTGTCCGGCTGGGCGTGGCGCTCCAGGTACATCTCCGCGACGGATTTGAGGGTCGGCACGTCGAAGATCAGGTCGTTTTCAAAGGTGCGGCTGATGACGCCCCAGGCAGATTCTGCGTCGGAGCACAGATGATCGGTGCCCTCCATCGGCACGAGGTTGATGCGGCCGGTCTCCAGCTCCGCGCCGAAGGGATAGACGCGGGTGCACAGGCGGCTGCCGTCGGTGTCCACCTGCAGGCTTTGCAGATTGCGGATGAGGCGGCCCTCACAGGCTGCCTCGTCGGAGAGCGCCCGCAGGTGCATGAGCCAGGTGCTGCCACGCTGCTCGAAGAAGGGCGCATAGCCCTCGGGCAGCATATCCAGCAGCGTCTGGATGGCGGTGAGCAGGTTGGCGTACTCCGTGGCGTAGATGATGGTCATGTCCTCGGGGAGCTCCACATCGCCCAGCGTCCAGCGCAGGAGGGACTGCTGCGCCAGCAGGTGGGTCAGCGTCTCGCGGACCGTGCCGGTGAAGCCCTGGGCGGGGATCACCGTGTCCCGCAGGGTGCAGAAGCTATGCTCCAGCTGAATGCGGCGGATCTGGCCCAGCTCCTCCTGCACGGAGGTCACGCGGAAAATGCCGACGCTGCCCTGCTCGTCAAAGAGCTCCACCAAATCCCGCACGAAGAGCTCCGCCCCGTCGTGGGGCAAGAGCATCTCGGCGGTGGAGAGGGGTGCGAGCTTCATGTGGAGCGATACCCGCAGGGGGTGCAGCCGGGCAACCTCCGCCAGGTTATCGTCCAAAAGGCGGGGAAGACGGATGGACGTCATGCGTACCGCCCCCTTGCCATTAAGACGGTGTTGGTGTCCTGGTTGGCGATAACCTGAACGGTGCAGTTCTGACCACAGGGGGCGAGCAGGGAATCATCGCTCTCCGCCGTGCGGCAGTGCAGCACGCTCTGTCCGTCGATGGTGGCTTTGAGCACGGGGCCGATCTGCGTCATGACGAACATGTTGTTGACCGAGATGGAGATGTTTTCGAAGACCATCCGGGTGTTGCCGCAAACGAGGGTCAGCTGCGTGAGTGGCGCGTCGCCATAATTGATCACCATGACGCTGACGGGGACAGCGTCTGCTGTACCGGGAATCAGGAGGTCGGTCGTATCCGAAGTAACCACCTGGGTGAGGGCAACAGCTTCCCAATAGGGGATGGTCGTGGTGGTGAAGCTGAGGGTCAGGCGTTCCATCCAGTCATCGGCGGTGGGAGCAGGGAATCCAGTGCAGATCACCGCCAGCTGCTGCCCGGGATGGCTGGTGGCAGTCAGGATGCCGCCCTTCGCCGCCCAGGCATGGATGGCTTGCAGTACCTGGCTGCGGTGGGCCAGGTCGGGGTCATGGATGGCGAAATCTACCCGGACGGTGAGGCTCTCCCGCTGACTGTCCAGCAGGTGCAGGCCGTCATGCCGGGCGGAGACGGTGGAGATGCGCATTTTCGGCGCGTCCTCGCGGATATCCAGCACGCAGATGCTTTCATCCAGGCTGGACAGGAGGATGCCGCCCAGCGCACAATCAAAAGTTGTGATCATTGTCGGCCTCCTTTACACGGACGGAATATGGGCGAGCTGCCACACGGTCTGCAAGCCGCGGGCAGCGTCATCCTGCACACAGGCGGCAGGGGACTTCAAACGCAGGAGCAGCACCCCATCATCCGTGGCGAGGCGCACTCCTCTGGCGGGCAGCAGGGCAAACAAAGTGTCCGCCTGGGTGAGGCGCTCAGCATTGGCGGACTCGCCGCAGCTCCAGAGAGTCAGGGTAAGGGTGCCGCTGTCCTGACCTGCCAGTGCAGGCTTCACCTCTGCGGTGGCGTAGGGGAATGGCGTGTTCTCCGGGACGCTGTCTGCCAGATAGACGGGCATATCCAGCGGGGCAAGGTGGGTCATCAGGGCTTGGAAGATGGTCGTCAGCATGCCGTCACCAGCCTTTCCACCGGCACCTGGGCAAACTGCAGGCCGGAAAAGGCGGGGCTGCGTAGATTGTCCGAGCGCCCCTGCACCCGGTAGACCGCCCCATCCTTCTCCCGGCGGACATGATCCCCGGGGGAGAGCGTCACGTCGAATTCATGCAGCAGTGCCATGCCCTCCCGGAGCACTGCCTGGCCGGCCATGCTGATCTCATCGCCGGTGGTGAAGGTCAGCGCCCCTTGAAAGGTCATCATTGGCGCAAAGGTGACGCTTTCGCCGCCCATGCCGTCGGGGGAGGCTGTCTTTTCCAGCAGGGAGAAGGGCTCGAACCAGCGCTGGATCATACCTTCACCTCCGTGAACATGCGCTTGTAGGGGGCCAGCGCCGTCGCGAAGGCGGTCTCCCAGCCGCAGGCTTTGCGGGTGACGCTGTATTCCCCCAGCTTCTCGCTCTGGATGGCGGGATCGGGGTTCGCGGCGGCCCAGCAGCCGATATCCCCGCACAGACGGATGAAATCCGCCGGGGGATTCAGGCGGTAGATCATGCCCGTCCAGGCGACGTCTCCCAGATCGGGAATACCGCCCTGCGCATCCAGCTGATATACGCCGCAGAATTCGCCCTCCCCGACGATGGCGATCCACATCCCCGGGGTGAAATACGCCGAGGGCGTCAGCGTGCCGCCGGTGTGCTGCCACGTGCCAGTGCGGCAGTCGCGGACAAAATGGTTGCGGACATGCCGCATCACATCGGATACCTTAACGGTCATCTTGTTTCTCCTTTCAAAAAAAGGGCTGCATGCGCCCTTGGGAGACGCATACAGCCGGGGGGATTATTCAGTGATGGTGCACACGCACACGGCCTTGGGCTGGATGACCTTCGCGCCGCACAGGCACAGGCCCTTCACGCCGTCGCGGAAGCCCTTCTCGGGACGGTAGGCTTCCACCTTGGTCACCTGGTTGGCGAAGGTGACAGCGTCGGGGGTCATGGTGATGATCTCGTCCGTCAGGTCGGTGCTGATGTAGATGTCAAAGCCAGCGGCACGGGCCACAGCGCCCTCAGCCAGGCGATCATCCGCAGCGGCGGAGCCGGTGATGAAGCGGCTGTCCATCAGCAGGGTGGACTCCAGGTTGGGAGGCAGGATCATCTTGCGGTCATAGCGGGGGACGTTGGCGTTGTCCATGGCATTCTTCAGCTGCAGCAGCAGGGAGTACAGGCCGCCCTCGGACTCGGCGGGCATGGGCAGCTCAACATTCAGGTCAGCACCCTCGCGGATGACGTTCAGAATGTACATCTCCGCATCCGCAGCCAGACGGTAGGCAGCGTTGCGCATGGCGGCGTCCATCAGGTCGACGCGGGCCTGGATGGCGTCGGCGTCGTTGATGTAGAAGTTGTAGTAGGCACCGTGGTCGATGGTCAGGGTGGTGTCGGTGCCGGAGAGCTGCTCGGGATCCTCAATGTCGGTGGCGGGATCGTAGGCCTTGACGGTGATGTCGTTCAGGGCATTGATGTGGACAGTGTCGCCCCACTGGGTGATATCACCCTCGTAGTTGCGGTTGCACAGCGCGCCGAACACCAGCGCCTTGTGGAGATTCTCCTGCAGACGGGCAGACCAGACCTGGGGGATGAAATTTGCGATAGCCATATGTTGTGTTCCTCCTAAAATCAGTTGTGTTGAAGCGCGGTTTTCACGGCGCTCCAGTTGCGGTTGATGTCATTGGCAGACATGCGCTTCACGTCCGCCGGGGTGAGAAGGCCGCCGCCGCTCACCGGGGGACTTACCCGAGTGATGGTCAGCGGGGATTTCGCAGCGAAGAGTGCGCTGTACTTCGCGAGCCAGGGCTGCAGGGTGGCGGCTGCATCGCAGAGGGTATCCTCCGCCCAGTCCTCTTCGCGCAAGGCGATGGCGTCCAGCAGCAGCGGGATCGCCTGCGGATTCGCTCCCTGTTCAGTGAGGGCTTGGGTCAGGGCGGCACGGCGAGCCTGATAATGCTGCTCAGATTCAACCTGTGCGCGGTAGGCGGTCAGCTCCTCCTTGGCGGAGAAGGCCTCCTGGGTGCGCGCGTCCAGCTGGGAACGGAGTTCGTCCCGCTCCTCGACGGTAGATTCAATCTGGGCGGCACGTTCCAGGGCGGAATCCCGCTCCTGCTTGAGGCTGTCAAGGGTTTCCACGTGGGCGGAGATGATGCGTTCGATGGCAGCGTCGTTCAGCTCCAGTTCCTTGAGGAGCTTGCGGGTCAGTGACATGTCATTTCCTCCAATCAAAAAGCAGGCGCGGTGCTTCGCGTCTGCCGGTTGGTGATGTTATTCCAGGGGCGTTTCGGGAGCCATGAGGGCCTCGATTTCCTCCTCCTGGATGTAGGGGTTGAGGCGCAGGGCGGTGCGCTGGTCAATGTCGTCGCGCATGGCGGCGATGTCGG